GAATATGGGATTCATTTGGTCAAAGACCTATGGGCAGTATAAGAAAACATTTTTCTGAGTACGTACAACAAATAGTAGAAGGGTCTATTGACAGACCGATTGCATAAAGCTATACTTAGCTACTTAGTGCCAGTAGCTTAGTTGGTTAAAGCCCCGAACTCATAATTCGGTAATCGTAGGTTCAAGTCCTACCTGGCACACTAATGGGGATTAGCTCAGATGGTAGAGCGTCGAACTGTTAATTCGAATGTCGCAGGATCGATGCCTGCATCCCCAGCCATACCTCTGTAGCTCAGCGGAAGAGCAACAGACTTCTAATCTGTTGGTCGCTGGTTCGATTCCAGCCAGGGGTACCATTGACACATTGGTCATCATATTATAAAATTCAACTATGCCTAAAGAACCTAAGATAATGAAAATGGACTGGCGTCCATTAGGATACTGGCCTGTTTATAAAGATGGCAGGCTTGAGTGGGAAAAAGACGAGAAAGCCCTTCTAGCCCAGCGGTAGAGGCAGTGGACTTAAAATCCATACAGCACTGGTTCGAATCCAGTGAGGGGCACGATACTAAGGTTGCGTGGCAGGCAAGTTATGCTGACTCCCGACGGGGACAACTGGAGGACAACGGGCGAGAGTAAATCCTCATGTATCACGATTAATAAGTTAGTCTGCTCGTAGACTTATTAATCACTTGTCGTCTAAGTGTTACGGAAGCACTACCGTCTCCAAAGCGGTAAGCCTAGGTTCGACTCCTAGAGACGGCGCAGGAAACTCTTGTTATCGCAGTCATTGGTTACTGTTTACGGCAAGATGCAGGGGCAACTAGGAGTCTACTGCACCATGTCGTCGGGGCATGCGGTGAAAGTCCTTACAGTGTGGTGCTCTATAAACTGACCCGACATAAGGAAATATGGCAGAGTGGTCGAATGCAACGGTTTGCTAAATCGTAGATCGAAAGATCCATAGGTTCGAATCCTATTATTTCCGCTAGTCTCTCTTCGTCCAACGGTAGGACTCCTGTTTCTGGCACAGGTAATCTTGGTTCGAATCCAGGGGAGAGAGCAATGTTCCTATAGCTCAGCTGGTAGAGCAGCAGACTTTTAATCTGCGGGTCGATGGTTCGAGACCATCTGGGAACACAAATGCTATACTATAGTAATGGAAAATCCTTTAGATAGAGCGCCAGTTACATGCAGGTTGCTATGGAAACAATGGCAACAAAATATGCCAAACAGCCCAATGCTTCATTCTGCAAAAGAAAGAATAGCCTCATACACTAAAGGTGACTGGGAAATAATGGTTAAAGAAGCTTATGAGCTTAATGCTTACCTAGCCAACCTAATTCATACAAAGGCAGAGATATCTTCATCAGAAGCTGAAGTGGGGTTTGATATGTTTACTGATCATTATATAAAATGGTTTTTCCCAATAGATGAAGAGTATGTATTGAAATTAGTTTCAGCAACACAGCTTGACAAAAAGTATGCTTTGTTTTTTGAACACCAAGCATCTGGACTTGGCATATACCTGCCTAAGTTATTAAAACAGTATGCGTATAAATTAAGAAAAATATAAGGAGATATAAAATGGCAGTAAAAGGAAGTCTAGAAGCAATCATTGAGGTTGCAAAGAAAGAAATTGGTACAATTGAAGGTCCAAAAGATAATGAAACAAAGTATGGTAAGTGGACGGGTGCAAACTTTCTTCCATGGTGCCAGTCATTTGTTTCATGGTGTGCATTTACTGCAGGCCTAGATCCAAAGAAGTATCCTAAGAGCGCAGCAACAATAGCAGCGTCTGACTGGTTCAAGAAGAATGAAAGATGGTCTGATGCCCGTAATGATGATCCGCAGGCAGGAGACTGGATTTATTTTGATTTCCCAGATGATGGAGTAAATCGCATTTCACATGTTGGTCTTTGCATTAAGAACAATGGCGATGGAACGATCCAAGTTATTGAAGGAAACACTTCAGGCACTGCTAAGGGAGACCAGCGCAATGGTGGAATGTGCGTAGAGAAAACTCGTGGTTATGTCAAGAACAACAAAAAGAAGTTGCTTAATGCAGTAGTTGGATGGGGCAGACCAGTATACACTGGTGAAGAGAATGTTCCATTGCTAAATAAATTGGCAGCCCCAGCAACAAAAGCAGAAGCTAAGGCTCCTGCAAAGAAAGCTCCTGCAAAGAAAGCACCTAAGAAGGCTTAAATTGAATAACTTCCCTGTAGTAATTAGAGGCTTATTTGACGAAGATGAACTAATAAGCATTACTAGCATTGCAAATAAAAAGTTGAGGACAACTGAAGCCAAGGACATCCAAGAACTTACATGGGAAGAGATATACCATGATTATAGAGACGCTCAGATAGACAAGTATTTTGGAAAGATACATATATCTTTGCCAGATCATGAGTTTGAAATATTTAGGCCTTACGTCCTAGAGAAGATTCTAAAGCATATTCATGAATTTGATGACGAAGCTACACTCAAGTCTTTCTCTATAGTAAAGTACTCCAATGAGTACGGTACACCGCAGTTAACGCCACACGTAGACCACCCTACAGATGTTGCTTTCCTATTAGACATTCAGATAGATGGCAATGTAGACTGGCCTATTTTGGTAAACAATGCTCCAGTTATTTTAAAAAATGGTGATGCCGTGGCTATAGATGTTGAGAATCAGGTTCACTGGAGATCTGCTCAAAAATTCAATGACGGAGACTTTGTCTATATGCTCTTCTTATTTTTTAATAGCAAAAAGAAGACAGAGATTGTAAAAGAAGGACAGTATAAAGATACTGAGCTGGCTTATGCAAAAAAATATCTTGAGCTAAGAACAATAATGGGCGAAGAGGAAGTTGACTGGAAAGAAGTTAGGGGTAAATAATGTACGAGTATTATGTTAGAAAAGTAGAGGGAGTAGTCGACGGTGACACGATAGATGTTTTAATTGATCTTGGTTTTGACATCCTGTTTGCTTCAAGAGTACGTCTAGCTGGAATAGATACTCCAGAGTCTAGAACAAAAGATCTTGCTGAAAAAAAGCTTGGTCTTGAGGCTAAAGAGTATTTAAAGTCTAAGCTAAAGGATGCAAAGTCTGTAAAGATAAAGACAGAAAAAATGGATTCTTCTGAGAAGTATGGAAGAATTTTAGGATGGATATTTGTTGATGACCAGACGACATCAATTAATGAGCAAATGATTAAAGATGGGTATGCTTGGGGCTATTTAGGTGATACAAAAGTTAAAGACTTTGACGCCTTGGCTAAAGCAAGAAAGCTGTCGGGCAAGTAGACAACAAGCATACTTTTTGGTATACTAATATACGGGCCGCCTAACGGGGCCCGTATATTAATTTATTCGCTTAAAAGGGAGAAATAAAATGGTAACACAATTTGCACTGGATCTTTTTAAGGATCCATTTTTTATTGGCTTTAACAAGGAGATTGATCGTTTGACAAACGTGCATCAAACTGCAACACGTCAAACATATCCTCCATACGATGTATTAAAGCTAGACGAGGACACGTATCAAGTATCAATTGCGGTGGCAGGGTTCACCAAAAACGATATTGATATTTCAGTAGAAGATAATACGCTTATTGTAAAGGGCGATATTGTTGAGGTAACTGATGGAGAGTATCTCCATAAAGGGATTGCATCACGTAAATTCACAAGAACATTTGCTCTTGGTGAGTATATGGAAGTTGCTAGTGCTGAAATTAAAGACGGAATGCTAAATATTCGTGTTGATCGAATTGTTCCTGAAGAAAAGAAGCCTAAGAGTATTAAAATTAAATAGAACCACTCCAAGCACTAGTGGCTTTAGGTTTTGACCTAGACTAATGCATAATAATGTCGGACGCTCCCACTTATGTCAATGTGGTTATGCAGACCTGAGTAAGTCTTTAAACTGCTCCTTACAAGAAAGAGAGCTATGGGATACATAAATGAAGACAGAGGTCTTGATGGCAGAAATCATGACACTGCAGTCCTAACAGCAGAGTTTACTATTGGTTTGGCAATCGCATCATACAGAGGCCTACCAATGTATTTAGACAATCAAAGAAATAAGCGCTGGATATTTAGTCAGCAGCAAAGTCTAGACGGTAAAAGAATTGCTGTTATTGGAAATGGCCACATAGGTAAAAGAATTCAGGCAATTAAGTCATTTGCACCAAGAGCACAGGTGACCAACTTCTCAAGGACTGGCAGTGAGGGTTCTTTAATTGTAGATAAATTTTTTGAGTCAGTAGAAAAGTTTGATGTAATAATAGTTTTGGCGGAGCTAAATGATTCAACACGAGGAATGTTTAATAAAGATGTGTTCTCTAGAATGAAAACTGGATCACTGTTTATTAATATGAGTAAGGGTCCTATTGTAAACACAATGGACTTAGTAGAAGAGTTACACAAAGATAGAATATTTGCTGCAATTGATCAGGTAGATCCTGACCCACTTCCAGCAGACCACCCACTATGGGATTGCCCTAATCTCATTTTAACCCCACATGTAGCAAGTAATGCGAGATAATATGATCATTCAAATAATTGGACTTCCAGGTTCAGGTAAGACACAGTTAGCAAAAGCATTAAAGGAAAGAATTAATGCAATTCATTTAAATGCAGATGAGGTACGATCAACAGTAAATTCTGACCTTGGCTTTACTCCAGATGATAGACTTGAGCAGGCAAGAAGAATGGGTGCAATGGCTAGACTTATTGCAGATCAGGGTGTTGCCCCAGTTATTGTTGATTTCGTATGTCCAACAGAAGCTACAAGACACGCCTTTGGCAAACCAGATATTTTAATATTTATGAACACGATTGAAGAGGGTAGATTTGAAGATACAAACAAGATGTTTGTTCCTCCAGCTGCCCCAGATGCTACATTCGATGACCATAAGCTGGACCAAGATCAAAAAGCAACTGTTATAATTCAGTACTTTAAATTACACGACTGGTCAGCACCAACAACATTGATGCTTGGTAGATACCAACCTTGGCATGAAGGGCACCACGCATTGTATGAAGAGGCGGGTAAGAGAACGAAGCAGGTTCTTCTTGGCGTAAGAAATACATATAAGACTAGTGAAAAGGATCCACTTACATTTGATGAGGTAAAGTCCTATATTGTTAAGGATGAATTTATGAACGGGTCAATGGTATTAAGACTACCTAATATCACCAACATTGTTTATGGTCGTGATGTAGGGTATAAGATTGAGCAGATAGATTTGGGGGCAACTATACATGCTATTTC